CCCTATTCGTAAAGAGTGTGTGTTCCCCAGTGAATGCGAATCTAACGATATAGGGTGTGTTGATGCTCGAATTAAGGCTGTCGCTCATTCGACTGTCCCTGGCCCCGAGTATGAAGTTTTCGCCGACGAGTTTGTGACCAAACTCGTTCCGGTGGAAGGTGAAGGCATACCAGACGACACAACTGATGTGGTGCTCCAGCAGAATGGACCAGCACAACGGATGCGAGCCTGGCGTGAATGGATTTGTCTCGATACTTGGTACAAATTCATTATTTTAGCCTTTCAAAAACGAGAAAGTGGTGTTGAGGTTAAGCCTGCTCGAAACATTTCCACTACCCCCACTGGTCACACGATCAATTTGTCCTCGTACACACTGGCCTTTAAGCGGTGTGTATTGAAAGGATGTACCTGGTACATGCCCGGTAGGAGTCCTAAGGAGATAGCTGATGCTTTACACGATTATGTTCAGGATCTTGTTGAACTCATCGAGACAGATTTCAGCAAATTCGACGGCACGATAACGGAATGGTTACGTACCCGTATTGAATTTGCTGCATATTTGCGTTGGGTGAATCAAAACAATGTCGGTGAACTACGTGCGATGCTTTTGATGGAATTGAACGCCAAAGGTGTGACAGGGTTCGGGTTACACTATAATTCTGGTGGTTCTCGCCTTAGTGGTAGTCCGTTGACCACTGATGGCAATTCAATGATCAATGCATTCACGTCTTATTGTGCTCATCGTTTGTCTGGTTTGTCGATTGATGAATCATGGCGTCGCATCGGTCTTATTTATGGTGATGATAATGTTACTGATTGCCATAAGAAGTGGATCCAGAAAGTGTGTGATGACCTCGGTTTGACTATTAAAGTCGAGGTCCGACAACGCTTTGAAGCTGTCTCTTATTTAGGCCGTGTGTTTATTAATCCTTGGGGAACTGTTACTTCGTTCCAGGATGTTAATCGCACGTTGTCTAAGATCCATACCACTGTAGCTCCTGCAGCTCTAGTTCCTCTAGAAGTCGCTGCTTTCGCTAAGGTTGGCGGTTATTTGCCAAGTGATAGTCTCACTCCTATTTTAGCGAATTGGTGTCGACTGCTCCAAACTGTTTATTTCAACAACATTGTGTTGAGTGATATGCAGAAAGAAGCTGTAGCAAAGGACATGCCCTTTTGTAATCAAGGATCGAACTCTTGGCCTCAGTTGGCTGACGACTTACCTCTTATGCGTAGTCGTGTGGCTGCCTGTTTGAAGGCTGATGAAGACGTACTTTTGGTCTATGATACACAACTTGAGTTGCTGCGAGAAGAATTTCTGATACACGGTAAGAGACATCTTACGTTATCTGATCTCGCGGCGCTTGGACATTGTGATGGTGCTGACCCTGAGATTCTTTGTGATCCGAAGATATCAGCGGTTGTTGGTGATGTTATCTTCCATGCTAAATGCGATGCGCTTAAAGCGGTTGCACCTGTTGTCGAGTATGAACTGAGCCCGGAGCTGGCCTTCTTGAACGCTTGTTATGATGCGTTTCACGGCGAGCGTCAGTGGCGCGATGTCCGCCCGTTCTATCCCTGGAGGAATGGTCAGATGTCGCATACCCCAGCTGCGTTTGGTTACAAAGCAGCGTACAATATGGGAGTTTATGTTCTGCCGGCACATGTTCTGTACATGCCCACTGATACGAGTCCGCTAGTTATTGTTAACAGCGGTGGTCGTGCTCCTCGTTTTGAGAGCGAAGCGATACACGTCTCTATGGTGACGCGAAACGCTCTCGGAAAGTGCTTTTATACCTTCTTAGGTCGTGACTCTGCGGCTGCTCAATTTGTCTTTGATTACGAAGAAGACAGAGGAGCGCTGCCTCGCCCAGCCGATTTTAAAGGCAAAGGTGAAGCCGACCCAGAATGCTCTGGTAGCCAGTAAAGAGTTGAAACACCCTTTTC